TTAGCACCGTGCCAACATCCATTGTGAGGGTGATCTACAGTTGCCATACAGCAAGGCATATAGACACCATAAGAATCACTAAACAATTGTTTCCATGGATATGTGCAAAAAACACTCATGTCAGATAGAGAATTTTGCTTTAGAAGTTCTTTTTAAGTAGTTTAGATTGATAGCATTACACTTTAACTTTTCCTTTAGTGGTTTGGATATAAGTTTGTTTATATTGTCGATCTCAATATTATTCTCTTCACAATAGTGACAGATTGCTTCGATATAATTCATCGACTCATTCTCCTTGACAAGTTTCTCGATCTCCATAGCAAACTTCTCTGAACATAAGAAGTTCTTTTTGAGCATCTCTTTGACTTCACTTTTGGATTTCATTTAGTTTTTCCTCGACAAATAATTGGATGTACTGGACAAGTTTTTTCATATACTTCATTTTATCATACTCTTCGTAAACTTTCACCTCTCCGTTGGCACATGTCATAAGAATAACAAGTTTCTTGACGGGTATATCTGTAATCTCATAGAACATACAAGCATATGCTGCTGCTTGTACAAAATAGTTCTCGATCCAATCAACAGGTTTAGGTTTCTCTGCAGTTTTGAAGTCAATGATTGCAAGTTCTCCTTTATATTCTGCAATACAATCAACTGTTCCTGCTACTCCTAATTCTCTACTGTATAAAGATTTCTCTAATGCATAGATGTTATCTATATTTTTCAATTCTTTTTTTGCTTGAGTGAATAGCATCTTGGTGCTAGGGTTGTCTAACACAACCTCCTCATTAAGTAAGAAGTTTTCTATCAATTCGTGAGTTTTTGTACCACGATTAGTTGCTCTCTTAGTGATTCTGTTTGCTTCCTCCTCACCAACTCTTGCTCTCCACTTCTTGAAAATCCCTCGATTCCAATATGATGTAACAGATGTGATGGATACCATCGGTCTATCATCAACCGAATAATACCGAACACCATCAATATTCTTCCTTGATAGTGCAGGAAGATCACACTCTACATGATTAAACATCAATACTCATTGCTAGTTTGTTGAGAATATAACTCTTGACTAATCCTGATCTTACTATATCCTCAATACCAAATTCAATAGAATCAAATTCAGGCATTGCTGAAAGTATTTTCATAAAGTCAAGGATACCATTTTTCTCATTTGTTTTTACAAGGTCGGTTTGTGCAGCGTCACCACAGAAGTGGATCTTACAGTTTTCTCCTACTCTTGTTATTATACTATCTAACTCATGAAAATTCAAGTTCTGACACTCATCAACAATCATGATGCAATCATCTAGTGTTGTGCCTCTGACAAAACTGGTTGACCAAAACTTGACACTCTCCTGTGTCTTGAGATTACCCCACAACATTTCAAAATCACTATCTGTAGGTAACTCAAACATATACTTGACCATATTCTTATATGGTATCTGATATAATGCTGCCTTGTCATCATGATCACCGGGTAGGAAACCAATCTCTCTTGTGGATACTAAAGATCTTACTATTACAATTCTATTATATGGTGTAATAGGATTGAGAACTTCTTTGAGGGCATGATATAAAATAACAAAAGTTTTACCAGTTCCTGCCACTCCATACGTGTATACATTCTTACCCTCATCGAGTGATGCAAATAGTTTTTTCTGATTCTCGGTCAATGCCTCGATCGGAATCATCATGTCAGCGTTGTATGGTTTTTTCCTTCTCAGTTGTTTAGCAGTCATACCAACCCCAACTTGATTGGAAGTTTTCTTTTTTCTAGTAGGCATTAGAAATGTGTAATCTTTTGAGGTTTTACTTTTGAACCGGGCATTGACCCAACTCTTGAGAGAACTTCATTCCATCCACCATCTGTTTTACTGTATACGTCACCTGTAGAACTGACAGTTCCACCTGTTCCTTGTGACCAATCTTTATCCCAGTCTGGATTCTCCTTTCTCCACTCGTCATACTTTTTCATAGACATGTTGAGTTCTTTAGTTTCTCCAGTCTTCAAATTTTTTACAGGATAAGTTGGCATGATAATAAGATTTTGTTTAGATACGATTATTTATTTGGTAATAATAACTTTACGTTTTACCTTTTGTTGGATAGCAGCATTGAAATGTAGTGGTCGAGAAGTGCACATGTTGCATACTTTATCAGGTAGTCTACTCTGCACACAAAACTTTGTCAACTCATCATCACTACAATTGACATCAAGTCCATCAACAAGATACTCTTGCCACTCTTCTTCTTCACTCTGTTCTGTGACTGACAATAACTCTTTCAAATATGCAGTGTTAGGGCACTTCCATAACTTACCATTATATAATTGAGTATTGGGACATGAGCAAACGTTATAACTTCTACTAATATTATTATGATTGTAAGGATATACTTTATCATCCTTCTTCTTTATACTATTGAACCACCTATCGTTTCCAGTATGATGTTCGGTCACCAGTACTTTAGGATGATTGAATTTCTTTATTATATCTTCCACTTCCTTGAGGTGTATGCTGATGCGAAGAAATACCCTAGGATCTTCTAATACTTTTCTGATCCAGTCTTCATTCTGAAAGAGAAGTAAACCATTGGTATAAAGATATACAGGAGAAGTAGTATGTAATCTACATGCATTGAGTATTTCCTCACATCTTGGATTGAGTAATGGTTCGCCACCTATGACAGATACTCTCTCAACATCTAATCTTGGTAAGATAACTTCTATATCTTTCAACAAGGCATCAGTATCTAACTGACTACTTGGTGCAAAGTAATTACTAAAGTGATTGCATCCTTTACATGATAGATTACAACCTATAGTTGTGTGTACATCAAGTATTTTCAGTGTGGGCAAAGTATTCTGCTCCCCATTAGAAAGATTTTATTTTAGGATTGTTGTGAAGTATATATGCTGCTCCGATAGCAGTTCCTCCATCGAAAGATATCGGGTCAACATAAAAATTCAAATCAGGAAATTCCTTCAATAGTTTATAGTTCACCACAACATTCAGAAAACATCCCCCTGTCAAAACAATATTATTACATTTTTTTGCTGCTATTTTGACTAATTCTACTGCCCTATCCTCCCATTCCTTTTGTATAGTAGCAGCAGCGTTCTCATTACTAGATGCTAGGTATTGTCCCTCAACATATTTTCCATATGGAGCAAGACCCATGACCTTTCCTGCTTCCATACGTCCCCACTTACATTTCTCTGATACCAAATCAAACTGAAGACCTATACCATAATCATCTACAGTATTATATCTCTTGTGCAACACCTTCCAATGAAATCTTCTTCCTCGTTTGACGTGCATAATAGTTTCACACTCGTCTCCTTCCTTAAAATTAGATCCACTTGAATCAACTACGATGACTGATGCCTCTTCAAACTCTGAATTGTAGAACCCACATGCAGCATGAGTTAGATGGTGTCTGTCTCTAAAATCATATCTCTCAGCGTTGGGAAACTTCTTCTTGAGTGTTGCTATGTTCTTTGCAGATATAAGATTTTTCTTCTTATCACTCCAACAACAATCACTTATAGCAACCTTATCTACATCCTTTACCAACCCAAATAGTTTGGTACAATTATAATCTCTTTTCTTTCTTGTCAATCTCTCTGCTTCTAAGTATAATTCTATCTCACCATCGTTGAGTAGACATATAGAACCATTGTTTGATAGATTGACTCCTAAAATTCTCATATCAATCGCCTAAAGATGAACTCTTATACATTCTTTTTGCTTCGGGAAACCATAGCACATGAATATCAGATTCCTTCCATGTATCTATAGCATCTTGCGGTGTCTCAACTAGAGGTTGACCTGCAAGATTGAATGATGTATTCAATACCATAGGAACTTTAGTATACTTGTAAAACTCCTCTATGACTTCGTAAAGATGAGGTATGTTTTTCTCTACTGTTTGAACTCTACATGTATCATCAATGTGAACCACTCCGGGTATCAGATCTTTCTTATCTTCTCTTGTATGTACTGCATATGACATTGTAGGGGATCTATTCAGTCCAGACATGTCAAACCATTCATCTGCACATTGCTTCAATACAGCAGCAGCAAAGGGTCTAAAACGCTCTCTCTTTTTTACCTTATTGATTGTTTCTTTTGTACAGTTATCTCTTGGGTCATATAATATACTCCTATTTCCTAGTGCTCTAGGACCTGCTTCCGATCTACCATTGTAGACTGCTACAATCTCATCTTGCATGATGAATGTAGCAATCTCCTGTGGTGTGACTCTCATCGCTTCTTGATCATCATATAAGAAACTCAAATCATGAGTTGGTCCTAAAAATAAATCTACCATTCAAGTGCTTCAGATACAACAGGGAATTTATCTACGAATACATCCTTACATGACTCAGCAATTTCCATGTGCTCTTTCTGAGTGCCATGTGCTGAACGTAAGTTAATATAATGTATCCAAGATCTTACTGATCCTGTCATATATATCCGAGTTGGAGTGCATAATGGTAGAACCATTCTTGCACACTCTTTAGCAACTCCCTCTTCTATCATTTGCTTATAAAGACTTTCAGCAGAACTAAAGAGAGTGATCATCTGACGGTTAAGTTTATCAACAACCTTTTCATCTAGATCATCTATACTATTCTGTCTATTCTTTACGTCTTGTCTTCTGAGTTCTGGTAATTGTATCTCTCCAAGTTCATTGCTCTTAGCATATCTTTGAGAGAACTCTTGGAATGTGAAACTACGATGTCGTAGAATTTGTGCTGCAATAGCACGAGTAGTTTCAATCTCTAGAGTCATGTGTGCCTGTTCAAATACAGACCAGTGTTGATGTTTGATGCAGTATGCTAACAAACCAGAGAAGTTTTCGTTAGTCTGATTGTTAGGATTAGAAACTCTGGCAACAAATGCCATATTCTTTTCAGCATCAGGTGTCACTGTTATTAGTTGAACTTTCATTTTCTTTTAATGACTTGACAGACTTATGTAGTCTCAATTGTTTCTTTGCCTCCTTCAGTGAATTTTTCATGTAGAAAACTTCTTTCTTAGAATAAAGATGTTTTTGTTTGAGTGCTGCCTTGATTAGTTTTAGTGTTTCTTTTTGTATATTCATATATTATATTGGATAAAAAAAGGAGTGTCAAGCACTCCTTTGATCTTTTGTTTAGAACTTGTAACCGTACAAGAACCTAGCTTCAGCGTATATGATAGTTAGAAATATAGCAGATGCTGCTAAAATCTCTGCAGTAACTAGCATTACTTAGCGTGAGCGATGCCACGGTATGTGAGTTCGACCTCTTTTGCTTGCTGAGCTTTTTTGTTGTTGGTGTCATATACAACACCACGGTAAGTGACTTTTGCCATTTGGTTTCTCCAAAGTAGTAGGGTTTTTACTCCGTTCCTTTAGTCAACTTGTGCGTCCCCAAAACATACTGGATCAGTATGTGCTACCACAACCCTTGCTATCTCCAATCTCTCAGATTTATCAGGATTGTTTGCTGCTATATCTAATAGTTCGGCAGCATGCTCACAATCAAGTGGTGCTCCAATTGCTATTAGACTAAGAAGAATTTGGTACATAGGGATGAACGATCCGTTCCGAGTCGGCTTACTTGCGTCCTAACATCATTGGTTTACAATTTTTATCTTCTACTTTGCTATAAAAGTAATCTATAAGATACTCTTTAGCATCAGGAGTGTGATTATCATCGCTGATAATCTCTGCCCTGTTGTTATTCCACTCTTGACAGGTCATTGTCCAATGGGACGGATGATGCTGTGTGAGTAGCGAAGATAGTAATGCAACTTCTAACATTTGGATGAACGTATCGATATGATAACATATCAATACTATTTATGCAAGTGTTTCCTAACATTACTGTAACATCTTGTTACTTTTTCTGTCGTGGTCTATCTTTCCACTGTCTAGGATTGACTCGACCTCCTGCCTGAACCATGTTAACAAACTTACTACTCTTATCATAATAATGATCGAATATATCAACTGACTTATCTCCGATAGCAATATCAAAGAAATGCTCCTCACCTTCCTTATACTCTATAAGATATGCAGTATAAGGTAGTTTGGGGTCGTCTGCTAACTTTTTATCACACTTCTCATGAAGAACTTTGATCACTACTTATCTCTCCAAACGATATCTTTAAATACATCCTCTACCAATGCTCTGGTAATTCTGTATTTTGATTGTAATTTTTTATCTTTTACTAACAACAGTAGTTCCGCTTCAGACTCATGTAAACCTTCAAGTAATTGAATGAACATAGTTTCTCTTTTCATCTGAGATATTTGATCATTACCACCTCTTATATAATTATAAAGAGTTCTCCACTCATGAATAAGACGTGTGTGTCCACCCGCATTGATAGGGGAATCATTCTTTTTGTAAGGTACTTCTCCCTCTGGGATAGCACTTTTGATTTCTTTGTCAAAGTTCCATATCAATAATGCTTTGACATCATCACGTTTGTATTGTGCTAGAAGGTCTGTCTTTCCCTTCTTATCTTTCTTACCATGAACTGCTTTGAATAGTTCAGATACTAAAGGATTGTCAGGTAGTTTTGTCATAATTAATCTTCAAGTTCAGTTTTTTCATCCCCTTCGAGTCTGAATGAAATAATATCGTCGGGAATTAATTGTCCGTCTTCATCAAACATCTCTGGATGATATGTGTATGCTTGACGTTCATTGTCCTGTATATAGGTGCGTAGAATATACCCTAATATTACCCCTACAGAAAGGGTGAGAATGCCTGTGAATACACCGATCGTTATGAGTGCTGCTTCCATTTGTCTTCTCCTAGTAAGGTTTTCAATTGGAGGACGACTAGTCTCCCTCCGCATTAAGAGTTCTACCCCTTTATTTATTTCTCCTAGATCAAGTTCTTCTCTTGGAGATACTTCAATGTCTCTTTGCATCCACCTATGTGTTTGTTTTCAAGTTGAACCTGTGGAAAGGTAGCACCCTCCTCAAATTCCTCGTAGAACTGGAGACGAGTGAAGTCTACGTCCAGTTTATACTCTAAGTATTCTATTTTAGTGGCAGCAAAAAGTTGTCTCACTCTTTCACACCACTGACAATTGTCTCTCGACCAAAGCACTGCTTTCATTTTAGTCTCATTACGTTTCCTGCTACAACAATCCTTTCTTCCTGTGACTCGACTGGATCAACACCATGCCATGTCCAAGGAATAAAGAAGATCAATTTACCTGATCGTTGAGGTTGAGGGTAAATCTTGTTACCACTGTTCATCTCCCAATAGAGACAGTCCTCATCGGGCACATCGACAAAATGAATCCATGAAAATAAATTTGATGGGTCTGGATAGTGATGGTGTGCATCAATACCCTTACCTAGATTCTTTGTATATATCTGTGCCCAGATATGTTGGTATGAATAGATCGCTGATGGATCTGCTTCAAACAAACGTTGTTCAATAAGTTCTCTTTTTATAATTGGACTGTAAATTTGTAACAGTCTTGTGTCTAGAAACTTCTGAACACTTCTACCAGTTCTGTTTTGAGAGGTAGGTGAGTGATGATAACCTGTGTAGTACAGAGGTTTATCTTTCAAAGTCTTTCGAGTGAATCTATCTGTGAGGTAAGTATCCCTTATGTATTGTTTGTCATCATCAGACAATTCAAAGTCAATCGAATGAAAAATCATATTCCCTGATCTTTGTGTCTTTTGAAAAACTCTTGTAGAGTAGATTGATTCTGACCTTTATTAGGTTTAGGATCAAATTTATCGTACCCCTTGATTTTTTTCCATTTATTATACAATGCACCTAACACCCATGCCTGAGACAATTGTTTAGGTCCATTCTCTAATAATTCAAGATGACGTTTGTTGTTACAAAAGTTTTTAGCATAGTCCTCTCTCCAGTTGGAATCATCATAAGGTTTAGTCATGATTTTAGTAACATGTATATGAGACCGGGAACTATAATAAAAAATTGTGGAAGGAAGTTCAATACTATTGCCCTTTCTCTCCACTTGATGCCTACGTATGTCCATCCGGAAGCACCCACTAATTGTAGCATACTATTCCATGGTGTCAATCCAAGCACATGAAAAACCATAGCGGTTAATATCACCATAGCACTAAACCATTTTACAGTTCTAACGCTCAATGATTCTCTCCTTCATCTTAGGAGTCCAGTTCTCATAGTAGGTGGTCTCCTTCAATTTATCTCTCGCATCTTCTAATGGTTTTCTTTCTTGTACAATTAGTAATATTAGTTCTCCCTCATTGACAACAAACCCTCCCACATCCTCAACAAGGTCAGGATGCTCTTCTAAAAAAAGGTAGTTGGGATACTTCTTGTTATAATATAATGCCATCTCTGATAGTAGTTCTGCTGACATCCATGGGTTCATAACATATATGTTGACCTCTTTATCCCACTCCTCCGGAGCGAATGATTGAATGTCATCGAACATCTTTACACTTACATTACCATCCAACCATGCCTTCTTAGCATAAGGACATGGAGGTAGGTCACCAAATTTATTATTGGGTTCACTCAGTGTAGTGAGAATCCATTTTTCTATTTTATCTTTAGAAGTCATATACTTCTTTTTATACAGCATGGTCTATACCTAAAGGTAGATAGTCCTGTCATTTTACAAAGAACTTCTAAAACCTTGTCACTTTCTTCTGGTTTATAATATGAGTAGTCACCTTGTCTAATATTCCACCACTCACCTTTGTATCCTGCGTTAGTAAAGTTGTTCAAAAATTTTATAGAGTCATCATATCTAAAATTCATCTTCAATGCTTGCAATGTTGTAGAAAATGACATCTGATCTCTCACACCACCTCGTTGATACCATCTCCACCACATGTCATTAAATTCTTTACGATCTTTTCTCCATAAAATTGTACATAATGGTGAAAAAAACTTTTTGAAATCAAATCCATAGTCCTTCAACTCAGATGTATACTGAATGATTTCATCCTTAGACCACCAACCATTATTATAATACTCCATCATCTCATTGAGATAGGAGTGTTTATGTGGGTGTTCCATACAGAACATCTTATCATCATAAGTATTCAATATCTCCTCACTGATAGCGAAGAATGGTTCTTTCAGCAAGTGTAATCTAGTTGCATCAACATATACACTTGAGTTAAAAGGACAATTAATCTTATAATATCTTGACGATCTTACTGGGTCACCACAATCCTTTCCGGGAAGCACCTTCCATGGTCCTACCGCTTCTGCTTCACCAAAACAATAGTACTCATGACCATCAGGCATGGTTTCTGGTAATTTACCATAACCATTAGTGATGCAGGTGTATATTATCATAGTGCTGCTCCTAATATACGACGTACATTTTTAGTAAATTTTTCCTCATCATAATTCGTAATCATTTCATAAGATTCTTCATATGGTTTTATTCTATTACTCTTTTCAAGATTAACTTGCAAAGGAACTCTAGGTAATTTTTTACCATATACTTCCCACTCAGCAATAGCACTTGTAAGTTGACATCCATGAAATAATTCATACTCTACATACCAATGCCAATATCTCTCATTCCATTCTCTTACCTTTGGTGTATTGTGTCTCCATATACAGCAGTTGATAGTGTGATCAAAAAAAGAAGGTTTGAATCCTGTCTTAGCAAGATCTTCACAGAATTTATATAATCTTTTCTCTGGCACAAAACCCCACGTATATAATTTTAGTATCTCCTTCAATAAAGTCCTCTTTGTAGGATGAGTCATCAGTGTTATTTCATTCTGTTTCAAAAATTCTTTTGAGTTCTTTACGAACTGTTCTGTCATAGTATAACATCCATCTATCCATACATGTGGTTCATCAAACCAAAGATGAGAAAGACATCTAGTATGATATGCATTGAGCACTGGATGATCATACTGACAATCTAATTTTCTAAATTCCCATGGTCCTTTTTGTTTTATAGGTTTATCATAGAACATCACATACTTAATATCCCCATCATAAAAATGATCGGGGATATTGTCATAAGCATTTATATTAGTAGTGAATATTATCACTGATTAAGTTTAGGAATAGATGGTATATTACCAAGTTCCTGCCCTATAATTCTGTTCGTAACATTACCGGGTTCTCTAAGGAACCAACCTGTAGCAATATATTTCGGTGTGTCACCTGTCAAAAATGCTCCTCGATGCATGTGAGTATATGTCGCAGGCCACATAACCATAGTTCCCGTAGTAGGTTGAAAGGAACAATTTTGATGTAAGAAATCTGTTGCCCCACCATTCTCGTGTGGAATATCATTCAAATACATCATCCATGTTAAGACTCTATCCCTATAAACAAAAGCACCATCTTCACAATGCCATATATGATACCCTCCCCCTGATTGTGTCTTCTGTAATTTACAAGTCCATGATGATACGGGGTCAGCACTATTTGTAACTCCTTGATATTCCCGTGCATATAATTCAAAGGCACTACCTATAATCGCATTAGTATTAGATGCTAATGTTGTATCTGCTACCTCAAGAAATAGTTGCTCATCCTTTCTCCCAAGACTCCCTTGAGCGAATTGAGTTTCTCCCTCACCAGTTGTGCTCATATTGAAATGATCATCCAATATATTTTTTTTTAATTTTGTCGAATTATACATCTCAAAAGCATCAATTAATATTTGACACCATTCTTTACTTCCATAATTTTCTAGAACTCCGATACCTTCGTTGAAGACCATCTTATGCTCCCTTTCTATATTCAAAAGTGGAGGAAGTGGTTTACCTACTGGTGGTGTTTGATCTGTCATTTTTAAGTTGTTGTGTAATCAGCAGTAAAAGAAATGCTTAGTCTTTGCATTTTTTCTGTAAACGGTGTTACAGTATGTATTAGGTATGATGGAAATATAATAAGAATTCCGGCGACAGGATATGTGTAATATGCATCTAAGTTATATGCAGTTGGAGCATCATTAATTTTCCTTAGTCTTGATTTTAATCCATATGAAGGATCTTGAAAGTAAATAGATCCTCCATTCTCACCATCCCATATTCCCGGTTGAATAGGGTTCTTATCAGTATAGTTGAAAATACCCTTTTTGTCAATTATTTTTTCTACTGGATAATAAACTCCAGTCAAGGCAGAATTACCATGATGATGTCCGACATTCATATGACCAGACTCATTGATGTTTGTCCACAAACTTTTACATTCTAACCCAGATTCATATCCATGTTTAGTGCAATAATCATTTGAAGAATCTTGTATTTGATTTCTCAATTGATTAAAACTTTCATACTTATTTTCCAGATTACTATGACTATGCCAACCACCAAAATTACTACGTTGTTTTCCTAGTGGATCATTATTAACTTCAGTTGAAATATCACTAATCAAAGAAAGATTTAATTCATGATTATCCTCACCATAATTATATAAAGATATAGGTATAGGAAATAATGGTATTGATATGCTAGGTGTTTGATCTTTCATTTTCAAATTGTTGTGCGTAAACGGAAGGTGGAATACGTCCAACGTACTCATCCAATTCCATAATCTGATCAAGTAAAATATCTTGACCATTTAGTTTCCAATACTCTTCGAGTCCTTGCTTACTATCCTTGTGGAATATATCTATATGTTCCTCGTGAATAGCAGAACCCATATCAAGTCTGTAATTGAATAGTGGCACAGAATAACTCTTACCGCTATCTAATATAAGATCTTCTGATACTGCTCGTGGTCTGATGTTTTGATCTATCTTCCACAAGTTACCACGTTGATGACATTTTAGCACTTTTGTAGCATGATGTCTAGTAATAATATAGCATGCAGCAGAGAAATCATTAATGAATCTATGATGCAATTTTATATGAATACCATTAGGATTTATGATCGTAAATTGACAAGTGTCAAAATTTATAGGTAATTTTTTTCTAACATCTCTCCATGTAAAAGTCCAATGTTTTGTAGGAGATAAATCTATATCATCCTCCATAACTATGATCTCATCATAATCAGTCTCTTCCACAAAATGTTTGATTGCTGAGAGATGAGTGAGAACACAACCTATCTCACCGGGGTTCATATTGTCTGGAACTCTTCCCTTCAAATATGAAGATGGGTCATCCTCCTTACCATCAATACCAGATATTCTAGTATGATTATCAATACCCCAGTACTGAAGTTGCTCCTCCATATAATTCTTTCTATCAGTATAACTATCTAAATTCAACCAATAGACATGAGGAAGTCCTGCAAGTTTATATTTACTTTTGTTCTTGTCCAAATCGCCTCTTCATATAATCAATGTTTTTATAATACTCTTCAAGTTTTGCTTTACCATAGAACTTTAATTTTTCCCACTCCTTACGGTTACCCTCTATGTGAGGATTGGTAAACCAAGAGTTCTCACTTCGCTTATGCTCTAAGTGAAAAATAGTATCATTTATTCTAACAACATCAGAACACATATTGAATCTATGATATCTTTCATCGTCCTCATATCCATACGATATAAAATTTTCATTCTCCATTCCTAGTCTGATATATTCTTCTCTATTGAAAAACTGACAGAAACCAAACTTTGCATCATAAGGTCTCAACTTACCATCGAATGCATGAAAATTAAAATTGCTATTGATAAAATTACTGACAGTTTGATCATCAGCAAACACTTGTTGTTGAAACTGACCATAACCATATGGATAAACAACCTTTACTGGTTGTAGTGGACTATCTGGGGGTGCAGTTGGTGGGCGATATCCCTTTATTAAAAATGTATTAGCATAAAAATGAGTCTGAAAAGGTAGAATCACATCACAATCATAATTACATACAATTGGGGTGTCTGCCATCATGATCATATCATTGATCAATCTAGTTCTATGAAAAACAAAATCATCACTTTGTTCAAACACATGTGTAATTTGATTTAGTTCTTCCTCTGTGGCAACCTGTTTTAATTGTGGTAGAACACTCGCCTCATATATTGATTCTACATCAAACTCTTTTACTATTATAGGTGCCTTTATATTTTTTATAAAATATAATAATACTGTTATTATATTTCTCATTCTGTCTGGAGTTTCAACTCTCAGTGGAATCATATATGTACAATCAGGAAGTTCCATCACGCTATCATCTTCACTACGCTGAAGATCTTTACCTAATTGAGGTGATTCTGTTTCTCTAAGTTCTTCTTGTTTAGTTTTTTTCTTCATAATACCTCCCAGTTATCACAGTATAGGTCAGATGTATTGTGGTTCTTAGTATACCCAGTACCAAACCACTTCTTAGGTGCAATGATTCTCTTATCAGGATTTCGTGAAAGGTAAGATCCCCACCATGAGAATGATGAATTAGCAATAATAAAATCAGAACACATAGTCATCATGCACAGGTCTGCAAGATTGTCACCACCTTCTGAGATAAGGAACCTGTCATCAGGGAACTCAGTACCACACCATTTAGGATCATCAGAAAAAACAACCACTGTACGATTGTTATCAAACTTTGACAGTGCAGTATCATAATATTCTTTAGGACAAGGTGGATGATTATCGCTGTTTTGTATATAGTCTCCTCTACGAAC